ATACAATAGTGATAACACGCACGCCATCAAGTTTAACCTCGATAATTTTTTCTCCCGCGACTTTAGATTCGTGATTGGCGCTATCGTGAGCCAATTGACAACTAAAAATAGGAATACTATAATCGTTATTAACATTTTCTACAACCTTGTTGATGGTCTTTTCACTGACACCACAGCGTAAATCTTTGATCAGGATGCGTCGATACCACCCGTTCCATTCGGCTTGGGTGGCAGTCTTCATCATGGATGCAACCATATCTCTTGCAGTATTCCCGGTGACGTCACGAGTAACGAAGCCAGTAATAGCGAGAGTAAAACTATCCCAAGGTAAGCCAGCACCATCCGCATCTTGTTTCTCCGGTATTTGTTTGAGCCCAAATGTGATCATGGGGTCTAAAGCAAGACGACATCCTTCAAAAAACTGATCGTTGCCAAATTGGGCCTGTGCCGCAATAATTTGTTCTTTGTTGATGCGACTTGAGTGTGTTTCCAAATCGCCAATGACTCGCCAGGGTTGATCCATCACGGTTCCTTAAATTGATTGTTGAATTTGTTTGACATGTCGGCATGCGCCGCGAAATCGAAAGCCACTGCACGAACATGTAAGTCCATGCTCGGTGCGTTCAACGGTGTATACATCACCCTTGGATCCGGTCACTTGCCAGGTGGGATTGGGCATGGTGGTGTCTTGCTGATAGTTCCAAACATTCTCAACTGGACGGAAACTGCGCCCACGAACATCAATGCGTATGGGTCGTTTGAATTTGAAAACTGCGTTGGTGCCAGCTGGTACGTAGGCATACATCTTGCTACGGTCATCACTCAACATGTAGGTGTGATTGGTACCACCCCCGACCCATTTAGTAGTTTCTTCTACAACCAACATGCCTGCTCCCTGCTGTGTATGTGTGTATTATATACCCAAACCGATTTATTGTCAACTTTTTATGCCATGTTGAGTTGAACTTGCAGACCTTCCCAAGTACCACCGAGACCAGTTGAACACATTTCAACACCGTCACCGGAACGATACACCTCCAGTACCTCGAGGGCTTTTTGCGTAGCCGCATTACAAGTATAAAAGTCGCCTACCCCTGCACGGATTTGTTTGGCAGTAGCATAGAATGAAACAGTGGAACCAATGCAAATACGAAACTTTTGGGTTTGTTTGAAACGCTTGATAGTCATGTCAGCTCCTTTAATCAACCAATACAAGTATTATACACCCAAAACACGGTTTTGTCAAGCCATTTCTTTCATGGAATTTTCTTGTGCCAGCATGGATCGTTGTCGGTCCACAGCACGAATCATGTCGTTGATCAAGGTCTCTTGCGAAATGGGCTGTAGACTTTTCAGCATCTCGGTCATGAGACTTTCGTAGTAGGCTGCAGTATAGGCATGACTGTCAAATCGTTGACTGGTCACATCGCTGAATTCTTTCAACACTTGGCTGAATCTTTTTTGGTTATCGGTTTTGAACATAGATACATCTCCAGGTTACATAAAGTGGTACAGTGCCTTGAGACTGTGCAGTTCTAACTTCGTATGCACAGGCATCAGGCGTAGAGTAGCGTGCCTGCTCGATCCACTCAAGATTATGAGTTACGGGATTAAGCAACCAAAAACTCAATGCCACTAAATTCATGACTGCTTCTTGACTGGTGGCTCGGGTTTTTGGAATTGTACACAGATTGATTTGAACATTGATGTCTGCTCGCGAAATGCAGTTGCAGACTTTTGACAGAGTTCAACGCTGTCAAATTGCCCAACATAGGTCACATTGGGCATGGGTGTACTCACGCTGATCAATGCTATGGCCCAAAACATGTCAGTACACCTCTTTGAGAATTTGATACTGACTGGTGGGCCAATTGGCCTTGAACTCATCCGAGTTCACATATTCGTTGTAGTCTTTGGCATTAAAGAATACACGTTTGAAAACACTCTGCAGTTGACCCAGGGGAATAACTGATAAGTAGATTGATTTTGCTTTGCCGGCCATGTTGGTTCCTTGGTTAAATTATACAGTAAAGTCAAATGCGTATTCGCCAGTGTCACTGATGGGACTGACGTGCACCTTACCCAAGCCCAGCGTGGCGCTGAGTTTATGAAACACCTGGCGTGCTTGATCCTCGGTGATGGTGTTTACAAAAAGAGTGCCGTCATAAAACTCAGTGGTAACTGGGTGGTTTATAAGAGTTGATTCGACCAATTGATTGATACAAGTTTCAAACATTTTGCTCTCCTTAATCGTCTCTGAGGCAGTCGTTGATGTAGAGAACAGGACCTTCGTCGTATTCACGCACACCCACCATGCCGGAGTCTACTTCGCACTCATACTCCATGTTCATGGCCATTTTCACGGGCAGGTTGGGATCTACCTTGCCAAGTATACGGATTAGGTCTGCTACGGTCAGTGTATCTACTCTCATCTTGTGTTCCTTGCTGTCTGTGTATGTATTATAACACCGTTTGGGCCAGCTGTCAACCGTTTAGTGAGTGTTCAGTGCAGGGCAGAATTCACGGATCAATTCACGCTCACGTGCATGGGCTGGTTTGCGACCACGCACAAATTCCACAATACCGTAAGTGTGAGCACGAGTGCCGTATTCGCGAATGCTTTCGCACAGGCTCCAAGACTTGTCTTCGGTCAGTGCACGGCGAACATGCTTTTGGATACGCACCTTAAGGGCCTTGCGAACTTGTTGGCCGCAAACAGTGATACCAATGTACTGCTGTCCAGTCACCGTGTTAGTGATGACATAGACCACATGCTTGGTATCTTGTCTGCGTTTACGGGTTGCTTTTTGTGTTTCCATGTATGTATTATAACGTACTTTGGACTTTCGAGCAACCGGAATCTGGCGTTTTTTACCAGAAAAAGTGTTGTTTTAATGCAACACACCACCAGTGGTGATTTGATTAATATCTTGTATTTTAAAGATTCTCATTATCTTTTTTACCGATACTGGTACTTGGGAATGATCATCTAAATGATCCGGTAAAAACATGGTTTTTAAATTACCGTCTTTGTCAATAAGGAATCCATAATCCTCATCATCAACGTCTAAATCCTCCTCATCCATGTTATCTTCAATTTCCTGAATCTCAGCTTTGGTTAATTTAGACATAATAAAAATCCTTTATTCTATTATACAGTATTTAATCATTTAAACAGTATCAAACCCATAAGCAACGTCTGTCCGGCAAATCCCAAACAAATGGTTGCCAGATAAAGAAAATTGCGTTCAATTAATGATTTAAAGAATAATGAAATCAATGCTGACCAAACAAATACCATGATATCCACTGGCGGTAGTTTGTCATTTTGAGTCATTAACACCGCCAATAATGTGGGAATACTGGCAAAATGCAACAGGATAATGGTAATCCATCCCAGTGTATGCGAACTAATATGACCCAAGTGTTCCTTGAAAAATGTATAGATTTTAGAAGGAATACTGCTGATTTGATTTAAAACATTATCTACTGTCATGGTTTTCCTTAGTTGTAAAAAATATGATGTCCAATATGTGCTATGGGCTTTTTGCCCCAATGCGGATTAATATAATCGGCGTGATAATATAGTGCATTGGTCAAGCCAGGTAATCGATAGTTTTCCATCAAGACCTTTTGTGCCGCAATTACACTTTCATTATAATTGACTCGGTTGGTGGGCCTAAATGCTGCTTCACGATCACAGGTCCAAGAAAATTGACAAACTACCTTTTCGTAGAATATGTTTTTTTGGAATATGACCTTGCACACATCACCGGGAAACTGGCTGTTATTGACTCGATTCATTGTGACCTGTGCCACTGCAATCTTGCCTTCAAACGGCTCACTGCCGGCTTCGTGATAGATGTTTTTGGCCAAGCAACCAATTTGACGATCACGCATTTCGGCTGTGACTGTTGTGGTATCAGGAACTTCGGAATTGGACATCTTGGTGTTTATGGCCCACTGTAATAGCATAACAGCCAATACTAGAGCCGCTGTCATTAACAATATATTAATGATTTTTGCAACTGGTAAAGTTGATTGAGTTGGAGTGTCCTCCAATGGCAATGCAACATCATTCATGCATGATCCTTTCATATTAATTAACCAACTGTGTATGTTAACACAGAAGTTGTTCAAGAGCAACCGGCAATGTTGCCAGTTGATCAATAGCCCCGCATGCTGCCTAATTGACGGGCATAAGCCATTGCATCCATCTTGGTGCCCGGGTTGACTCCAAACACCTGCAATCGACTTAGATTTCTACTTTCAGACAAGCTGGCTTGCATGGCTTCACCATACACATCAGGAGTGGACATGCTGTGTAGTGTGCTGCCTAGTCCCAGGGCCATGGGATCCAGGGCCATGCTGGGAATTTGTTGATTGAGATTCATCACACCCATCATGTTGCCGGTGGGTGCGCCTGAGCCCAACTGTACGCCAGCAATGGCTTGATTTTGTTGTTCGGTGGCCAGCTGACTGCCAATGTTGATGTACTGTTCGTTGGACGAGTTTATCACGTCCTGTAGCTCGGGTTTGGTGTTGACACCATTGACCAAGCCCTGCAACACTCCTGGATCTGGCTGTGGATTGGCCGCAAGATATGTGTGCAAGGCAGCAACATCACGGTCATTTTGTACTAGACTGGTTTGTGCTTGAGTGCATTTTTGAATACTGTCAGTGTAGCCCACACCCGATGCGCTGCCAGTGATATCAGTCACTGTTGGGTTGTTGAATACACCACTGCCTTGACCAATTTGACTGGACAAGCCCTCTAGGTGTGAGCTGGGCAGCACAGTATTCATAGCCTGCAACGTTGGATAGTTACCGTACTCGATGGAACCATACAGACTGGCTGCTTGGGTAAATGATGCGAACGATCCACCCACGTTGCCCAGCTTGTTGGCCAGGTTGGCCAAATTGCCCACACGCCGTACCAAGTCTGGCGAGAACAAGTTGTTGATGTTGAACACATCGTTTAGTGTGCGTATACCCAACAAGTTGTAGGGTCTAAAGTTGGTGACCATGATCATTTCTTGTAGGTTACTGCCAGTTATTGTGCTCAGTACAGTTTCTACCAACAAAGGTTCCGCATCCGGCAAGTCATTCAAATTCAAGCCCTGTGCCAAGAGATTGTTTGAAAAGTTACCAACAAGGCCCAGGCCTTGATTGATCAAGTTTTGTGCCAGTGTGCCGGGATTGGTCAGCTGGAACATGTTGTAGCTGTCAAACATGGTGCCTAGGTTGGGCAGTTGTTGGGCCAACATGGCCGACGTGACAGCATCAAATTGACTGGATACCCCGCCAGTGGCCACATCGCCGTAGTTGTTGAACGAGAATCCCAGGTCATTGAACTTTTGTCCCTGACTCTGCATGATGGCACCGTGAAAGGCAAATGTGGTGGCAGCATAAGATGCAGCCTGCCCCAAGTGACTAGAGAAACCGGTCACACCGTTAGCAAATAAAGCATTGCCGGATGCAACCACAGCCGACACTGAATTAATACTGCCGCTGGGACCGACACCAGCAGGTGGTATGCCCGACATGAATGGTGGTATCTGTTGTACAATGGCCTGATTGGCAGGTGAGTATGACGAGTAGTTGGCCTGCACCACGCCAGTGATGGGCGACGAGTTGTAGGCAGTGGCTGCGCTGGTCAGGTTCACACTCACACCCAGGCCTGAACCTTTTGCTAGGCCTATACCGGCCAATAG